ATCTTTCTTCTTCTCTTTTTTCTTTTGGTACATCAAATAGTACATTTAAATCTAAATCTGCGTCTTCTCTATATCTTTTTGTTAGAATAGAACCAATTAAACCTACCTTAACAACTGGATATTCTTCTTCAAACATCTCTAGTTGTTTATTGATTAACGCAATAACACTTGGTTTAATTATTGGGTCTTTAGTATCTGCCTTATCAAACACACCTTTAGCGTATGTATTTCTAGGAATATCTATGATACTTTCTTTAAAGGTTTTCATCTTCTTTTTAATCTTCTCTCTGTCGCCATCCACCTTTTTGCTGTGTATGACTGAATTTTATTAGTCAATAATTTTCTAACTGCTTTAGAACATCTATCCATAATTTGAGTTGTCAATTCTTTATCATCTTTACTATTGTCTATGATAATCATACCACGCATACCAAAAGTATTTTGAAATTTACCGATATTAGCTTGAACAATAGCATGTGATTTTCTAGTAATATATTCTGGTACACTTCTTTCTCTTTTTTTATTTCTTTCTAATGCAACATCTAAACTTGTATTTACAAATATCATATAACAATCATAACCTAATTGTTGTAGTAATGCTTTTTGATTTGCAATCTTATCGTAATCTCTACCTGTACCATCTATGACCATACCTAATCTGCCTTTGATTGATAAGTCCATAGTTTTATCTGTTGTACCTTTTGCTCTTGCTCTTAATATATCTCTAGCCTCTGCCTCATCTTCAGGCATTTTTAGAGATAGACCATGTTTTTTTAATGCTGTTTCAAAGGCACTATCTGAATTAATCTGTCTTAAACCTGTACCACCAAATGCGTTTCTAGTTACAAATGTTTTACCAGAACCTGGACCACCTGCTAAAAAGAAAGCTTTAAATATATTAGGGTCATATAAACCTTCTTGTAAGTATCTTATGTCGTCAAAATTTTTCACTTTTTATAACCTGTGCCTTTTTCTCTATTGCACCATCTTTTATGCCAAGCATAGTTTGTAAACTTGACACCTAAACTTTCTATAATACTATAATATCTATCTTGTAATGCTATTGGTCTTATTGGTCTAAGCTTCTTTTTTATTAAATCAATTGTATCTGGTATTGTTCTCATTAATTCCATCCTTTTGGCATTGTAAAGTTTTGTCTGCTAAATTCTAGTCTATCTACAAGTTTAATTGCACCTGCAACACTATCAACAGCCACATAGCCTTCTGGTGCCGTAACTCTATAACCGGTAGAAGTTCTTAAAAAGTTACCTATACTTTGTATCTGACTCATTTTTTGTAGTAATGTGTTCTTTGCATTACCTAATGTAATATGACTAGCAATTGCCATATATAAAGCTGATTTACTTCTATCTATAAATCGTAGATTATCTTTTTTTGCTTTGATAAATTTTTCTTTACCTCTTGGTGTTTTTCTTGCGTCTATTTCTGCATTAATATAGTTTTCGTAATAATCTCTAAATTGTTTTTGCATGACAGAAACTTTACCCATATCACTATTTGAATTTTTGATATAATAATTAAAATATGTTTTTAATCTATAACCAACAGATAGTTCATCTGATATATTTTTACTCATTAAATCTAAAATAGGTTTTGCTCTTTTCAATGAGCCTTCAGCCATTCTTATTTGTGCGTCAAATTTTGACAACTCTTGTTTATCAAACATAACACTTGTTGATTTATAACCTGCACTTGCTAAGAATACATTTCTGTTAGATGAACCTCTTACAGTACCAAAACTAGCTGATAAACTATTCATAGTTTTACCATTGTATTGAGTATGAAATACAATACCCATTTTTGCTTTCATTATTTTATTACCGATACCACTATTATATGGTACTGCATATGTAATAGTGTTTGGTGTAAACGAAACCATTTTTTCGCCGTCTATATTAATGGCTTTTAGGTCACCACTTGTAAATAACAAATCACCTTGTAAAATACCTTTTATGTTTAGTCTTGATAGATTTGCTAAACATACTTTTAATTTATCTGCAACAACACCGCCATGGTTTCTTGCAATATCTCTTGTAGTATAATTGATTTTAGGAGTTTTATTGAATACTGATTTAGTACCAACAAAGAATTTGCCGTTTTCAGGATTTACACCACATATAATTGCTGGCGCACCGTCCCATTTAACGGTCATGTTTGCACCCTTACCAGAACCAGCTAGCATGTTTCTAACTGCCTTTAGGAAGTTTATTGCATTTTCTCCACCAACTGCACCACGATTGATAATATCATCTTCTAGGTGTTCTAGGTGTGTGTTTTTGTCTTTTGTAAAAAAGCCTTTAAAACTAAACATTTTTCTCTCTCATTTTGCTCCATTATACTATAATAAAAGCGCCTTGGCAAGCACTTTTTTCAACAAATTCATCAACAAATATAAGACTATTTATACTCCTGGAACACCACATTCTTGTTCCAATAATTTTTTAAACTGGTTGTTAAGTGTTGCTTGAAATTGTGGTTGTGGTGTAAATGCACCTTTATATCTAATTTGTAAATCAAGTAAGGTAACATTACCTCTAGTCAATTTCAAAAAAACTTTTGCACCTTTTGATTTTGCTGAGGCAGCTTTATCAATTTTAATTTCATACTTTTTGTCACCAAACATTCTTTCTAATCTAGTTAAACCACATAAAGTGGTTTGTAAAGGTAATGTACTTGCCTTGAATATACTTACGGAGTTTCTTTTTTCATTAGCGTCACCAATACCTGTTATCAAAGAAAAATCAAATGCAAATTTTTTCATTGTTTCTGCATCCATTTTATCATATAACTTTGTTTTTAATATTAAGGTTATAAGGGTATCAGCAAACAACTGAGCATTGTCGTCCATAACTTTTATAAAAGCTGTATATAAAGCATTATCTTTTTCTGCTAATTTTCTATTAACAAAATATCTCATAGAGTTCATATCATTTGTATTTGAATTTTTATAACGATTTTCAGCTTTATAATAACCCTTTGTATCTATATAAGCTCTATCAAATTTAGTTTTATCTCTAGCTTTTGCCTCAAATAGTTCTTTTCTATTACTATTTTTTAATTGTTTAAAGTTTTTAATATCATCTTCTCTAATAATATCTTTCTCAACTGCCTCAATTACAATATCAGAAAAATATTTTATTCTAATATCTATTAATTCTTTTTTAATTTTATCAAATTCTCTACCTATTAGAATTGAATCAAAAGCTTTATTAATTAAAGTAGGTGATGGTGCTGTAGGTTTATTTTTCTTTTTTAGTGATAAACCATAAAAAACTTTTTTATCTCTTGTGTATATTAAATCAGCAGAATTATAATCTTTCATACCAAAAGCTGAAACTTGAAACTTTTTAACATCATCTGGTACCACATTACCTGTTAAATAAATTCTTTGTCCCATTGGCACATCAGTTTTTCCAACATAATCTCTTATACCTTTTGCAGCTGAAATGCCTATAGCTAAGTCTTTAATTTTTTTACTATCTTTTTCATCTATTAAATCAGTAAAACCTTTTTTAATACTACCACTTCCATACTCTAACATTTTATTTTGTTGTATTTTGTTTTTGATATCAAGCATTAGGGTCACCAAACCCTCATAAGATTTTGAGGCTTCATTAAGCTTACTATTATCATATGTAAGAGCAGCTGCTGTCATTATTTCCGAAGATTCGTATGCCATATGTTTTTCCTTTATACACTATTTAGGAACATTTGGCAACTAATAGTTCCAAAGAAATTTAGGAATACCGCCATTCTCTTGCCATACACGGTTTTTATTTTGAAAATCTGCTAAATGATTTGCGTCTTCTTCAAAGAAGTGTTTAGCAACCACATTATCTGTTGGTGTTTCTACTACATGCCAAAGTATCTTCTTACCTTCTTTGGCCATTTCTACTTTATATTTCAACTTCTTCTCCAAACTATTAGGTCTTTTATCACCTTTATGAAATCTTACTTTTTGCGTTTTATTTTTTTTCATATATTACAATTTGAAATCACTAAACTTGTTGTAAGCGTCTTCTTTTTCATCTACTTGATTTGAGTCAACTATGTTTTGACTTGATTGTTGTACATCATACAATCTCATTTTAGACCTGTCAACACCAATAATAAAGGCACGATTGACGCTAGGGTCATTGTATCTATTCTTTAACTGTTTAACTTTCATTTGACCTAATGCCTCTAACTCTTCATTTGAAATCAAGGCAAACATAAAGTCAGCAGTTGCCGGTAGACCAAAACTTTCAGAGGTATCTTCAAGACCTATATCAGTTGATACAAAGCCAGTTCTAGTTGTTTGTGTTGCACTAAAGATAGGTACATTATGTTCTACTGCAAGACCTCTTAACTCTTCAGCGATTGCTTTAATATAAAAGTAAGATGATATATTACCACCTTTAAATCTACTTGAAGCACATATGTTTAAATAATCTATAAAGATAACATCTGGTCTAAATGATTTTTTCAAAGCCAATTCATTCATTAATGACTTAAAATGACCTGCATGAGCAGACGCTGTTGGATATTCTTTAATAACTAATTGACCTTGTGTCTTTGCTCTTAACTTACTAATCTTGCCTTCATACAATTGTTGAGGCATATCATGTAGGTCTTCCATAGTTACATCTAATAAGTTGGCGTCAATTCTTTCTGCAATTCTTTCCTCTGCCATCTCTAAAGTT